TTTCCTTTCGTTTTAGGTAATAATAAATTAACTATTGAAGTCGGTACATCATATAATTTTTGAACACCTGTTACTTCCATTTTTTTATCATAAGTATCCAATGTGATTTTGTCTTTTACTTCTACATCAATATTGGCGGTGGTTTTAATTGATAAACTAAATTTACTTGATAAGTTCCCCGCTTGTGGATGTGTTCTCGCTTCACGATATTGTGTATCGTCATACGTTTTATATTTGAACACTACGGGATTATAATATTCATTAGTATCGTGGTTATACTTGTAAAGTCTTGCAGTTAAATATTCTCCGTGCATTAATTGTTTTAAGTTCATTACCAATCACTGATCCTAACATTAAGCCTACCCGTATAAAGTAAACCTGCATCCAATAAAACCTGTCTTGTTTGTTCGGATATGCTTACATCCCCTCTAATTTGCTCTAAACCGAGAGAACGCGTTTTTTCTATGTCAACACCGTGCATGTCTTTCAAAACGATAGCACCGCTCCTTAAAGCGTATCTCGTTTGATATAACAACGCACGCTTCACTACATCTCTGTACTGTGGCGATTTTGCTAACATATACTTTTTAACTTGTTTCATATCCTGTCTTGTATATCTCATAATATATAGGTAAACATCATCGGATACTTCTCTTAATAATTGATTAAATTTATTACTGTTTTCTAATTCTGTTTCAATTTGTTCGTCTAAATAAATATTGTTTAATACATAATCTTTCGTTAATACATATTGTTGACGATCAGTGTCGAATTTCATGTGATTATCGCTATATGGATATTCCATTATAATCCTCCTTTTATATAGTAATAATATTTATGTGAGGCACAGTACGGGTGATAATACTGCGCCTCAAGGTAAATACTATTACTCTTGTACGTAAATTGTGAAAATTTTAGTCGCTAATACTTCGTCTGAATTTCCTTTGTCTACGAGTTCCATTTTAACTCTGTAAGTACCCACACGGTCTGCACGAACAGTTAAGTCAATGGGCGTGGTATATGGTGCGCCCTTTTCGTCAATCGGTTGACCATCCGCTAAACCGAGATAACCTTCGTCAACAATGTCAACACCTGTAGTCCCGTCATAAAAGATTTGAATACTTCCGTCACCAGGTTTTTCAACTACTTCAACGTCAATACGAACGTTTGAATATCCATTTTCTCCTTCTTTGGTTAAACCAAGCTGGGATGGTACAACAGTTCCAGCACCATCAAGGTCGGCATCAACAAAGTAGTTATAATTCCAAGTTTTATCAACAAAGTGATATATTGAATTATCAGGTACATCCGTCGGGTCAATGTTATCAGGTCCTGTAACCGTCAATGCGTCAACTTCATCACCGTCAAGTGGGTTGTGGAAATCTTCACGAACGATTAAACGTTCTCCTTCGCTAATTAATGTGTTAACGCCCCAACGAGTTTTGGGTTGCAAGCGCAAGCCTTGACCTCTTGGGTTATCAATGATTTTAACGCTATCAGGGAAGGCAATACCACGAGCGGTTGCTTGGGAAGCTGATACGACACCCATAACACCATTTAACGCACCCTCGTGTAATCCTAAATAATGTTCTGCTAAACGGTAAATAATATTACTTGCCATATGCAATGGTGTATTATAAATTTCTCCATAATATCCTGTTACATTAGTTTCTGGCATACGTTGAAGTTTACCAGCTGAACCGATTTCAAGTAATTCAACGGCACGGCTTGCGCCTACATTAAATACCGATTTTTCAACGGTTAGTAATTGATATTTACCTTGTGTGTTAGTTACGACAATACGGTTTTCTTGCGGGAATGTATCAATACCGTCATTTATTGCGCCTTCGTCAAGTTTTTGATGTGCTTCAGCAATTCTTTGTGTAAAGGCATCGGTAATCGGGTTAAATCTAATTAATTCTCCGCCACCTTGATCGGCATCAAACGTTAATGCGGCTGCAATTTTAATAGCCAATGTATAAGCATTTACAATTTGTGCTAATCGTTTTTCAAGTGTTTCCATCGTAATATTAAGTGTTCCAACTTGAATCATGTCATCAAGTACATCAGCAATATCAATGTTCCTATCAAACATTTCAATAAGGGGTAATTCATATTCCGAAGTAATTGGTTGTTCTGGATCTAAAGTATTAAAGTGGCTATCGTTAAATCCTGTACCAGCACCAAGTGTACGGCTTGTTTGTACAGGCATGTTTTGACGAACAATTCGAACTTGAGCCGCCATAATGTTATCACTAAACGCTTCAGTAATACCCAAACCATCACGCCAAATTTGAGACTGTACTACGTTATTCATAATTCTATTAGCCAACACCCGTTTCGCAGCGTATTGGTCTATTTTTGGTAATGTTATATCAGTTAATGGCATAGTATGTTTTTCTCCTTATAAATTATTTTTTGTATTGCGGCTTTGATTTTATACTGTTAAAAATATTATCAAAACCGTATTCATCATTTTCATCAGAATACGTTTGTTGAGATTGTGCTCCAACTTGCTTGGTTTTTTCAAACTTTTTATTTAGTTCATCCAATTGTTTTTGTTGTGCTTCAATAATAGTTTTTGCTTTATCAAACTCATCTTTAGGCACAAAATTCACAGCTTCGTTTTCAACGTTTTCTGTTTTAACCGTTTCTTCTTCTTGTGGCTTTTCTTCTTCTTTTTCCACAATTTCTTCTTGAACTTCCTCTTCTTGAGAGGTTTCCTTTTCTTGTGTCTCATCATCGCTTTCGTCAAGTTCATCAAGAATACTTTCTAATTTCTTCTTAATGTTTTCATCCTCGACTTTACGATATAACTTGTTAATTGTTTTATAATCTTTCATGATTCACTCCATAATTTATAATATTCTCACCAAGTCGCCACACACCGTCACTAACGGCATCATCGACCTATGCGTGAGTAGACACCTTTTATTCCTTTGTTTGGTTCAATGTGTTTTGCATTTTGAAATTATCATTGTTTCTTTTTTCTATAGTATCTTGATCGGTTGGTATTTGATTCCGTTGTTGTTCTTCTTCTTTAATTTTCGAAAGCATTTCTTCAATTTGCTTATCCGTTTTATCTGGGAACACCATTTCTATTAATGTTCTTTTATCCGCTAATCCGTTTTGTTCTAAAGATACCGCTCTATTAATTAGATTGTTAATATTTCCTAAACCTACTTGTGTGAATTTAGTATAAACACTTTCAATGTTTTTATCATAATAATCTAATATAGACCTTAACATAATATCTAATGTATTTTGCAACATTTCTCTTTTATCTTCGACAAACGCTGATGTAGCGTCTTCATCAGAACTTATTTCAGTGGCTGTAGGCTTTTCAGCGGCTGGTACTACGTATGTTGCAATACTTCTTTCGCTAATACCTATTTTAGTAGCCAATGATTGTAATAAATGATTTCTAATACTTTCCCAATTTTCGCTTCTTAAATCAAATTGCAAGGGGGTTGGTTTTTGGTTTTCTGGGTTAACATATGGTATCATTTGTATCATAAAACTGTCTAACCCTGTAAAGTGTTCATCATAATCATATTGTTCGTGTGGATTTTGCATATGGCTTGGCATTAACACTCTACCACGTCCTAAATACAAATCCGTATTAAATAAAGAATAATAATAATCATATGACATTAATATATCCATAGCATTTGATAATAAACTTTCGCCAAACGGTAAAGACGGCATAAACGATACACCTTCGGTTGCTTTAATTAAATAACAACCTAAATCTCTATAAGGTAATGTATCCCATTCACCAAACATGCTATTTGGATAATCTTTCTTAAGTTTTTCTCTAATGTTTCTTGGCAAATCTCTAAATGCGCATTCGCCATCTTGAATGTCAACGTTTTTAAACGATACACCGTGTCCCGTTCCACGCTTGATATTTAATCTCCAAACAGGTTCATTTTGTTCGTTATATTTTCTTTCTTCAAATAAATAAAATAATTCTTCATACTCTTGTCCGTTTTTTTGAATTTGATTGGTATATGTATAAACTAATATATTACATGCTTTTAACTCGCCATCCCAACCACTTTCAATCCAATAATTATCTTTTCTTATAGCGGAAACTGTCAAGTCGTTTTTATAACTGTCTAATTTAATTAATGCGTCACCACCTGCAAAAGCCCACTCAACAGCTCGTTTAACTTTTTGTGTTAGATTCTTTTTCTTACTAAATCGCTCTATAAACGCCACGTTTTGTTTACTATCACCATCAAACAATATTCTTTTACCCACTGTTTGTCTTGCAAGTTTATGTAATACGGTGTACGCTAACCTTGTTGAAAATACTCCAGACATATGATTATGAAACCAATCTACGTACCCATCATACCATTGAAAATATTGTCTTACTTGCCTCATGTAATATTGTTGAAATGGGTATGGAACCGCTGCGTAAAAAGGTGTGTTGTTAGCGAATGTATGCGTTCTACTTGGTATTAGAGCGGAGAACTTTCCTATCTTAATATGATCTTTTTCTTCACTCATTTATTCTCCCCCTTTTCGTTTTCTTTTACTTTCGGAACGGGTTTATAATAATAATTCCGTTGTGGAAAGTGTAATGATGCAGGGTTTTTAAAATAGAAACTAATAGCGTACGTTAACGCATCCGTTGTATCGTTCGGCACTTTCTTTTCAAAACCGTCACCTGCTTCGTTCCAAATAACTTGTTCTAATTGTGTAACTAATGGGTGACTTCCGTTTACAAATCTATCAGTAATATAATTATAATGTCCACCCTCATCTAAAACAAATAATATATTCTTACTAAACGCATTTTGCATATATTGTGCCATTTCTATAATGTTCTTTTGACTGTATGTTTGAAACACATGGTTTTTAGGGAAAGTGTACGCCATTTGATTTCTTAAATCACTACCCTGTGTATCAAATACATATTGAATTTCAGAACGCATATTTAAGTTCCAACGTTTAATTACGTCTTCTTCTATCCAACGTTTTAAATACGGTGTTAAGTTAGCGTTCGTAATAACTCCGTTGACTTGTGGATCGTGGTAAAAATAGTTCAACGCCACCGCTTGACCATTTTTTAATAATAGTACGGGTACAAGCGCAGTACTATCAATAGTGTACGCGGGGTCTGCCCCAATTAATAATTGATGAACCCCGATTTTTTTAATCATATCAAATACTTGGCTTTCAGTAACTAAATGAATGTTTCTATCAAAGCTTGCATATACCGCACCATGTAATCCTTCGGTTTCACCTAAATACCTATGTCTATAATTGCTTGGGTTCGTTAATCTTTCTACTTCTATCTCTGTTAATAAATGTTTAGTTAAAACCTTGCTTATATCTTTATATGTAGTATGTAAACATAAATAATCGCTATTATGTTGTTTTAATCTAAAGTATTCATTACACCAATGACTTGCCCTTCTATCAGGGTTAAATAAATATAATACTTCTCCATCGTCTTTTAAGAACCGCAAGAAAGTAGCCATAGCCTCATCAAGGTTCGTTTGTGCGGGAACTTGCTGTAACTCTTCCCCCACTATTAATGATAACATTTTGTTCGGTTTAAATCCTTTTGTTCTATGTACGTCTGCACCACCGATACCTAAAAAATGTATCATGTTTTCATTATATTTATTTTTGATTATGAGTGGCTTTTGCCGTAATTCAACTGTGGAATATAAATCCAATTCGTTGATTACATTCATTATTTCTTGATAAAATGATTGTTTAATATCTGCATAATTACTTCGGAATACTACTATATCACCGTCCTCCTCGTAAAAATGCTTGACAACCTTTTGAGCGCCACCCACACTCTTTCCTGCGGCTCGACCCGACTTAAGGAATTTATACGTAGGGTTTTTATTAAATACTTCAGCATACGCCTTCATTATTTGCATAATTATCTACCTACATTTTCTTTTATGTCGATGTCGACCCGTTTTTCAATCTCCTCATCACTCTCTTTTCCGTCTACAATTTCAAACCTTATATTAGCGTTACCATCACTTAACCCTTTACCTTCTTCAATGTAAAATGGGTCAAACCTTTCCGCTTGTAATTTAACCGCTACTGCGTTATCAGGTTTAAGATTAACCGCTCTTACTATATCCATTTGAGACTTCATCACCATATAGTCACGATCGCTATCAATGTAATCTTCCATACTCGGCATTGCTTCAAATCTCTTCCAAAGCATATTCCCTACGCCCAACGCTACCCTGATTTTTTCTTTAGATAATCCTTCTTTTCTAAATTTGCTAATTAAATGTAAATAAGGCTCTACTTTACTATTAAATACGGAAAGAGCATAATCCTCATCACAGTGTAAAGGAAATTCTCTAACATCAATTTCTTCTAAAAATTTATTCTTCTTCATCCTCCATCATCTCCTTTAATAAATCCATATGTTCTCTATATGTTTTTGTATAAAATGTTGGTACTTCTTCGTCTTCATTTCTAACTTCATAACACTTTTTATTTTCAAAGAAATCTTTCTCTTTTAATTTTCTTTTGTGTTTCTCACAATATCCCTCGCTATAAGAACCAAGCGCAACCTTTAATTGCATGTCCTTTTTCGGTTTAGAACACCTGTCAATTGGTGCGTCTTTTATAACCGATAAATTCTTACACGTTGCGCAACTCTCATTCAATGGGTTCATAATACACGTCTTTAGATGCTTCCTAACACCATCAACACTATCAAACACATCAGGTGTAGCACAATAGCTGCATCCATAAAAATACAACTTCTCAACACCACACTCTAATTCTTCTACTACGTTATCGTGTAACTTCTCTTCACCCATATATCTATTCACACCCTTTATAATTTTCTTTATAATTTACATAGTACCCTTACACTATATATAATACAAGTTTAATATCAAAAAGTTAAGTAACCCTGATTTTATGTCAAAACACAAATAACCAATCCAATCTACCACACCTATCCAATTAACACCAAAACGCAAATTATTATCAACATAATTATCACCAAATTTTAATTTTTCTTCTTCTTGAATAATATAACAAGTTTCTTTGTATTATTGTTCACACCACATGTTCTTTATGCGCTTCAATAACGTTTTACGTTATGCGTAACCGTTATACACATATCCTCCTCGTGTGTAATTTATTCCCATTTTTACACGTGTTTTATAAAACATAAATTATTTCCCCCTCATAATTGTATTTTATAACATTTTATGGCGCTATATTATTTTATCCCTTTTTATCGTTACTCGAATTTTATTGCCGAAATTTTTGTGGGTAGCCCCATAACCTCTCTATCATATTCCCTACGCCCCCTTTAATTATTTTATTATTTTATTGATTATTTTAATTATATCACGATATTTATTAATTATTTTAATGTTTTCTTTGGGATTGTTAAAATATTTTGGATCGCGTGCGTGCGGGTATTAAAAAAACAATAATAAAAAACAATAATAAACAATAATAAAACAGCGATAATTAAATAATAATAACAATAATAATAATAATAATTATGATTATAATAATAGAGGACTGTTATTAAATAATATAATAATAGATATAATAATAATAAAGGGAGGGTGTTTTAATAATATATATAATATATATAATATATATATAATATAATGTGTTAGAGTCTTTTGTCTCACTATCTGAAAATATTAAAAAAATGTTTAAAATTTATCGTATGGACTTACAACAAACAGTGGAGCTTCCTTAAGAAGCTGTCTTAAACCCTAAAAAGGTTTTTGACGATTTTTACCTAGGTCAACAGGAACATGAACCACACACAGGGTTACGTAGACGCAAAATAACTCGTATAGACGACGAGGGTTTAAGTAAAACTGTTGCAATCGGTTCACGCACGTCAGAAAGGTTTATTAGAATCTATCTAAAAGACGTGTCTGGCAATTTTCTTGATACTAATCGAGATCATAATCTTTTATTTCTACGTGTCTGGCAATTTTCTTGATACTAATCGAGATCATAATCTTTTATTTCTACGCGTCTGGCAATTTTCTTGATACTAATCGAGATCATAATCTTTTATTTCTACGTGTTTAATGTGAATTAAAAGTTAAATATGCGAACCCAATTATAAAAAA